AAATAAAACTTCGGAATTTCCACCATGACATTGCCATCAGTACCGTCGATGTTGGCAGATGTTCCGTCAAGCTTCTTGGTGCTGTCAGTCGGATCAAGGTAGTAATTTACCGAACCGTCATCATTCAAGACGCACCGCTTCATGCCTTGGTGAACCTTGGTCACGGTTGTCGGTGTACTGTTCGCTGTGTAGCTATCAGTGCTAGAGTTCCACTCAAGGTCTGCGCCAATGTTGAGGCGGGAGAAGGTCGCTTCTGTGGCGGTTACCCCAGAGAATGACGGGCTGTCCGTGGTCGCTACGCCTTGATCCATCGCGTCGGTCTTGGTGATCGACGCATTGATCTTCGTCCGAATACTGCTGCGCTGTTCGCCGTCGTTAAAGGTAGCCATGTGTCACTCCTGGTCCTTGCCGCACATTAACATGGGAAGGGGGTTTGCGCTAGGGTTGGGGGCAAGTCGTCGGAATGCCCATAAGTGCATTGGCGCGGCTTTCGCCGCCCCGATCAAGAACATTGGGGAAATACAAAACGCCATCCTCGGTTTCTGCATAGATGCCCGAAACGAAAAGCCCGCGATTGACAAACTCCAAGGCAATCAGCCGCGCTCGTATTTCATTCACATCGCCCACCGCATATACCGCGCCAGACTTGGGATCATAGGAAACCTCTTTGACGCCCCAAACGTTTGCAAGTGAAGCATCTACGGCGTCCACCGCGTCTCGCACATATTCACACACCGCCTCTGGCGTTCTGTCACCAGTGTATTCTTGCGGCGAACATGCGACCGCGATAGACAGGCCCAATGCTGCAACTGCATATTTCATAGCTATCTCCTCAAAGCGAAATCAAAGCTGGCACCTTCACGACGCCGCTAAATGATGTGGGCGCACCGCTGACCCCGGTTGCAATGATGCGAACAAACAGGCCGCGCACCTCATACAAGGTGGAACTCGACCGCCGAAGCCCAAAGGCATAAAGCGCCACGTCCGTTGATCCAGACGCAACATACTTTGCCCGCAGGGTCGTAGACGGAAGGTGAACCCAATCGCCAGAAGCGGTGATGTCCACCGAGGTGCTGTTGTCATAGTCAACCTCGGCAACATACTGATCGTCAATCGGCACCATGTCATAGCTAGAACTGAAAACCATATTGCCCGAAGCGTCAAATATCTCCATGCCGTAGCCGCCAAGAGACGGACGCCCGCTAATGTCCTGAGCCTCGCGCACTTGCAACGACGATTCCCCGGAAAGTATCTTGCCGTTTTCGCCGGGAAGCAAAACGCTAGGATTGGGCATTTTGTAGAAAAGCGGAGTGGCACCCACGCAAGCGTCATACTCATACCAAGAATGGTCAGGCGATGTCGTGCCGGAAACCGTTGTTTCATCAACCAGAGAATAAATCGGCAAGCTGTCGTCTATGACGATCTCGCCATTGTCATTCTCGGCAGAAAACCCATAAGCCATTAACGCACCCTCCACACCATTAGGTAAAAGTCTGTGCTGGTCGGAATGCTGGTATATGAAATGTCGTTCTCAGTCCATGTAATGTCGGAGCCGTCAAACGTAAGTTCCGGCGGCGTCTTGCCATCGTTGATTTCCAGCGCCAGTATGGAGTTGCTGCTGGTGAAGCCCGAGGGGGCGGTGTCAGTGCCAGACGCGGTAGACTTCAAAGACCGATACGCCAACTGCGCCGACCGAAGCCCCGCAATAGATTCAAAGCCATTAGCCGTTCTGATCTCCATGCCATACGCCATCAGGACAAGTCCCCAATCTTCACCCGCAACACGTTGCTGTCATAGATCAGTATCTTGTTATCGACAATCTCAACACGGTCAGCCGCGCTTTCATCCGAGATAGCAATCTGGGCGGCGCTCACAGACCCCGTGACCAACAGATCACCGTCAATGACTTCCTCTTGCTCATTCCAGCTATCAGCCGGGGTTGCGCCAGAGCCTTCCTCGTATATCCAGACAGACTGCGCGGTTGGATTGGCAATGGTGCCGGTGTAGAACCACGCGCGGTCAAAATCCACGGGGTCGCCAATGGCGCTTGTGAAATCCGTGTGAGCGCCAGAGGATGTCGTCGGCAGTGTGGCCACGCCAATGTAATAGGTGCCACCACCGCGCGTCTCAGGCTCAGTAGGACTTGCGGAGGCTACAGAACTTTCTGAACTTTCATTCCCAGTGTAGTCTACTGCTGTGACCCAATAGTAATAGGTTTGACCCCCAGTAAGCGAACTGTCCGTCAGGACCGTAGAAGATATGCGGCCTACAAGACTGGCACCTGCGAAGTTATTTGAGGTGTTTCTGAACACACGATACTGAAACAAGTCCTTAATAGAAGACCCATCAGTATTTTGGGTGGGTTCATCCCAAGTTAGTTTGACAGAGCCAACACCAGCATCAGCTACCAAGTTACTAGGCGCATTAGGAGTAGTGCCATCATCACCAGTCGAGACAGGCGAGGCAGAGGACGTAAAGGGGGAGTTCACCCCAAAGCTATTACTTGCCCTTACTCGGTAGTCATAAGAGGCACCACTGATTGCAGGGGTCAGAAGAAACTCCGTCCCTGTTAGGTTTATGGTCTTGTAGTTAGTCTCTGAGGTCAGTTTCCACTGGAAGTCATAGTGGTCGATAACCTCATCAGAAGAGACTCCCCAAGAGAAAAGAATCTCGGGGACTGTAGTGCCATCTTCATTTACTGTAGTCGTTACCGTAGGTGCATCGAGTGCAGGCTGAGGGACATCAAAGGGAGACAAGAGGGTTGTATTATCCCGCTCGTAAACAATACCATCGTCAATTTCATCAAAGACGCTCTCAGAGATTTCCCTTAGGGTCATCTGTGCTTGCAGGTCAAGACCATCGGTCAACCCAAAGGTCCAAGAGACCACCTCAAATTCCTTCTGGGTCCACCCAAAGCGGTCAACGGACAACTGCACAATATCACCCACCTGCACCTTAAATGCCTTGAGGCCAAAGGACGCATTGACGGTAAGCTGTTGACGGTTACGCTCAAGGGCGATGAGAGCCAACCTACGGGCTTCACCTGAAGTATCGGTGAAAGGCAAGTCCAAGTCCATGACAGACTCTTGACCGCCATCAGCAGTAACAAAAGCAGTGTTGGATACCTCGGGGTAATCAGTCACCTGCCAATCAGACTCTTCACCCCGGAAGGTTCCTTTGACGGTGTTGAAGTTGTCCCTACGAGAATGCCTAGTGGCTACCTGAATGTTGCTACGGAGGTCATCCTCAGTGAACACTACAGAGGGTGCCACATAGTCAGCAGCTTTCATACGCCACTCTCCTTGGGCATACCAAAGGAGACCCCCCATAGAGGTCATAAGGGCGTTCAGAGTATCATAGGGAGTGGCCCCCGTAGTAAATGAACCATTGCAGGTGTATCTAGTGGCACCAGAAACACTTGTGGTTTCATCACACACATTAGCAGCAGCAGTGACTAGGGTATCATCTATGTTAGCATCAGCCTCACCAAGACCATAGCCTTCACTCAAGTAGTCCCTCAAGCAGAGGGCAGGGTTGTCACTCCATGCAGTTGTATCACTACGAGGATCATAAACCTTCTTTCCCTTGACTACAGCAGTAACCTCAGGGACACCATTGGGGTAAGCATCTTGGTCAAACTTAAAGCGAACATAGAGGTAAGAGACCCCACGGAGTCTGTGGTCATTGGTCCACTCAGTAACTTCAGCTACAAGATCACTGTCAGCACTCTGGTCAGTCGCCCCAAGGTGCTTGTTAATACGCATCTTACCATCATAGCGGTCGCTCGTAGTGCCATCTGGGTCAGTCACCTCTTTGACATTACCATCAGCCTCAAGATCAGTTACCCGAGAGTCATTGATGTAGATGTCACTAAAGGCTTCAATCTCATGCCCAGTGAAGGCCAAGACCCTATGTAGGAACTTGTTGTCAGTCCCCGTGGTGCCATCGAATACAACTACACCACCAACTTTGGCTTCACCATAGACGATCTGGTGGTCTACAGCAGACCCCCTCGTGGTAACTTGATAGCCTCTATTGGCACCACCCAAGTTAGGCTTAGGTTGCAGGGCATAGAGGGCGACACCAATAGCAGCCCTCGCTAGGAAAGACCCAACAGCCGAAAGACCCAAGAAAGT